GAGCGCCGCAGCTAACGCCGGGGGCCGTGGCCGCGCATCCCGATCCGGCGCTCGTCACTTTATTTGCCGTGATGCCGCCTTGCGTATCTGCGGCGATCGAGGCTTGCCCATTGGCGAATTTCACATGGAATTGACCGCCGGAGCATGACGCGCCGTTTCCCGGCGCCCAGAAGTCCGCACTGCCATAGGACGCATAGAGCGCCGCATAGATCGTTTGCGAAACACAGGCGCCGTTCTCAATCAGATAGCCGGCAGGAGCTTTTGCCGCGGGACCGGCGAAGACGATCTCATTACCAACAGGATCGGTCCCCGTCGCCGGATTCTGCTGTACGAATTCCGTGCCGTCATAGGCGAGATCGGCCATCGTATTGAGCGTGAGATCGCCGCCGGCAATGGCGACCAGGGTTCCCCCCGAAGAGCGCAGCACATTGATTCCGCTGGCGATCGTGGTGTTGCCGCCATTCGTTTCGATCGTCGCCGTTACGCCACCTGCGATATTGGTGGCCGGCGGCAGGAACCGCAGCGACACGAACAGTAAATCCGACATCGCGCGGATGTTTTCCACGTCAATGGTCAACGTCGTGCAGGGCGAATTGCACGTCACCGAATAGACCGCGCCGGCGCGCGCGGGTGCCGACACCACGATCATGCACAGCGCCGCGACAGCGGCGCCGATCAACGATTTGCGCATGCGCTATTTCCCTTTAGCTTGACGACGGATAGGCCGGATTCATCGACCAGATACCGGCATTGGTTCCAGTCGAGACGAACTCGAATCCCCAGGTCCAGCCGTTTTGCGTCAGCTTCGCGTTACCCGGCAGGCCGGCGATGCTCTGTCCGGAATTCGGAATCATCGTCACCGGATAGGATTGGAAATTGCCGACCGCGTCAGCGATTTTGATGGTCTGGCCATTGGCCGGCGTGACCGGAAACGTAATATTCATTGCCGCCAAGCCGGTCGTGCGATTGAGCATCACCATGCCGTCGTTATTGCTCAATGTGAACGAGGCCGATGAAGTGACGATGCGCGCCGGATTGGCTTGCTGATTCTGCGTGAACGTCGCCTGTGTCCCCGCGGTCGGCTGCATGTAGAAATAATCCCCTGCCAGCCAATTCAGCGCCGTGGTGTTTTCCTGCGCCCGCACCATGGCCGTGACCTGGTCGCCGGTCATTTCCGTGACCAACACGACTTCGCTCAACAATCCGGTACCGGCATCGATCAACGTTGCGACATAGCCATAACCCGAGGTCGGAGCGGGAAATTCCGCACCGGTTCCGGATGCGAGTTGCGCCGTCACCGCGGTATTGCTGATCGGTCCGGCGAGCGTCGCTTTTGCCAGATTGGCGAATTGCAGAATGACGTCATAACCGGAGATATTCGCGGCCATCGCCGGTTATCCTTCGCTCTTGAAACAGCGTTTCATGGTCTCGGCATCGCCCCGCCGGACCGCGTCGAGATAGGTTCCCGCGGAATCGATGCCGCTGAACGTCCCCTTGTTTTTTCCGGCGTACAGAATTTGCGTTCCGCGCTGTGTGCCATATTCCTTTTCGAGGGCAGTCCTGATTTCTTCGCCTTTGGCTGTCAACGGCATTGTTCGTTAACCCCCGCCTGAGATGCTGAAACTGTAGAGGAACGGCAATTGCAGCACGCCGGCCTGAAATGCTTCGACGAAAATCTCGGCATTCGGCAGCGGCGGATAATCGAATTCCGGGGTGGCGATCCACGAATTGTAGACGGCGCCGTTATAGGCGAACCCGTTGTAGAGCGCCCCCGTGACATTCACGGTTTGCGTCAACAACCGGATTGCTATTTGATTGCCGACGCCGAACGTGACGCTGATCTGATCGGTATTATCGATATTCGGCGATGTGCCGTTTTCGCCCGTGAGCCACCGCATGATGCGCCGCTTGAGCCACAGCACATTGAACTGCCGGCCGTCACCCTGGTACAGATTCCAGGTCATGCACCGCTTGAATATATCATCGGAGGTCGCGACGACGTTGCTCGGACCAACAACAAGACGTTCATTGTACGGTATTTGATTGTACAGGAACGAATTATAGGTTCCGAGATAGGCGTTCTGCCCCGACGACAGCGCCGGCCTGGTCTGGCCGTATAGCCCCTGAGCGATCCAATCCAGCAAATCTCCCGATATCGTATCCGAAGTGTAGATCGGCAGATTGATCGTATTGAACCAATCGAGATAACCTTGCGCGATCGAATTGTAGGAACCGACGAACGCCTGCAAATCGTCGTCATCGTTGTACTCGACATAGAGATAGGACAGCGCATAGCCGAGAACCGAAAGGGGACCAATCGGCGGAAACGCCGATGGCTGAGGCGGCACCGGCGGATAAGGCGTCGCCGGCTGAACGACAATGACCGAAAACGAATGCCCCGCGGTCGCGGCGTTGACGCTGATATTATCAGTCAGATTCGACGGAACAAAGAAACTCTCGCCCGGCTGCAAAGGAAACGTCGTCGCGCTTTCGCTCAATCCCGCCGGATTGACGAGGTCGATGAACAGCGGCTCGACTATGGCGATGCCCTGGTCTATGGCGAGATAGGGATTGGTGATCCTACCCCCGAGAGCGCCCGCATAGACCGCGACAACCGGCTGCCCGGCAAACGTGACGGACGATGCGACGCCGGGATAGATACTGACGGCCATGTCAGCCCTGCGTCACGGTTATTAGACCGGAATCGGTCGTGAAGTAGCTTTCCTGCACGGTGCTATTCGGTTCGCCATAGATCAGCGTTCCCGACGCCTCGACGCCGACGCCGTTGATCGAGACCGCGAACGTCAATTCGGAAATCAGTTGCGTCGACAGAATTCCCGCGACCGCGGTTGCAAATACCGTCTGCATGTCGATGATGTTGAGCGGCTGACCGACGGTCAGGCCATTGACGTAATCAGCCAAAGCCGCCGAGGCCAATTGCGCAACGGACGCCGGGGACACGACGTTGGTCGAGATCGTGTTCCAGGTGACCGTCATGGCGACGGTCAAGGCCGGTGGATTGACGAAGATCACGTTGTAGGTATTGGGGAAGTTGTTGATCGATACCGTGATATTACGAAGGTCGGGAATGACGATGCCGCTGCCGGAATACGTGGCGCCGCCACTCGGGGTGAACGCCACTGTGAATGTCGTCGGCGACACGATGGTCGCCGCATATTCGACGTTGTTGAGATTGGTGAGATTTCCCGTTCCCTGGATACTCTGCATGACCACGACTTGGCCGGTAACGTAGCCGTGTAATTTGTCGGTTGTGATCAGCGCCGGATAAGCCGAACCGATGGAAACGATATTCAGCATCGAACCCTTCAACAGCGAGACATCGCCAACGCCCCTCATGATCGCATAGCCGACCTGATAAGGATCCCCGCCCCCGACGATGACTTCCCAGCCGCCGCCGGTTTGCTGCGCCATCGAAACGAGGCGCTGCTGCACGTTCGGCACTTGCGCCAGTTGCGTCTTGGTCAGCGACGGCAAGCCCTGGCATACGGCCATCAAGGCCTGCAGCACAGATTGCCGATAACCTTCTTCCGTCTGCGCCGCCCCGCCCGGCGTTCCCGCGGTCGGATTATCGACCGACAATGTGATGGACGAGGGATAGGACGATATGATCTGCGTGACCGTCCTGGACGGAACACCCCAACTCCCTGTCTGCGTCGCAACCGCATAGAGCGGCAATGATTGTCCGCCGGCCCCGATGACGCCGCCATTCTGGACGATGTACTGATAGACGCCGTCGGAAACGACCAAGTTCTGATTGATGACGAATCCGACCGTTCCGGAAAACACCACATAGACGCTGGTGTTGGTGGCCCCGGCCTGCGGAACGCCGGTCATCGCGCCGTACTGCGTCAATATCCATTCATTGGCGGAATACGGCGAGATCGAATCAAGCGTTTCGATTCTCGCCTGATCGATCAGCGACAGGCCGCCGAGCTGCGTATCGAGCAAATCCTCGATCAAAGAGGCCGGGAGATTCGCCGTATAGTTCGGATTGGTCGGGGTGACGCCGTTGATCAGCGTCGCCCGCAACGTTGAAACCGGCGTCGGTTGCGGCCCGGCCGCCGTCACGACAACCGGGATATCCGTCGCCATTTACGGCCTCACTGCGGTATTTGATTTGGTGGCGAAGCCGTCAACGGCAGATCGAAATTCAGTTGCGCCCCGGCCAACGTCGTTACCGCGATATTGTAGGTCGGCGGATTGCTCCCGGCCTTTGCGATCAGCAACGACGCAAAGTACGGCGCGAACTGCTGTTGCGTGCGCGAGATATAATAATCCGGCGCAACTTGCTGCATTACCGATTGCTGGCTCGGCAACCCGAAATTACCAAACCACGGACTTTCGTTGAGATTGAGCAACAGGACCTGGCAAAGGGTGACCAGATAGACGAGCGAATTATCGCCATTGGCCGCCGTCTCGATCGTCACCCATGTTTTCGTTCCATCGGCGTTGCGCGCGCGCGCGTAGGTGCGCATTTCATTCGCCCATCAGAACTGTCGTGAGCTGCGCGCTGCCCATGGTCTGCGACGGCGGAGCGCCATTGCTGGGATGCGTGTGGGTGTTCATGAATTCGACAAAAGCCGCTGTGACCAATGCCAACGCGCTTCCGCTACCGACCACCGAGACGGTCGTTTCATTGAGCGTGAACGTGACGGCCTTGTCCGCGGTGCGCAGAATGACGCCGGTCGGTCCACTGATTTGCGCCTTGCCCGGATCGTCCGGCGTCCATGATGCATTACCGACCGGCACGAACACCAAGGCGGACAAATTGCCGATCGGCGATTGAAGCATCGGCGTTCCGGCGCCGAGCCCACTGATCCCACCCAACGCTACATCGGCCGGCACCACAATTCCAGTGTCTCCGATCTGCACCGGCTCCCTGATCCAGCGCGAGTTCGCCACCGGACATGTCACATTCGGCAATGACGATTGTCCCTGCACCTGAAACGATACGGTAACGATCCAACCATCGACTGCCACGACGGAAACCGGCAGCGTCTTGCCGAGTTGTGCGATCGCATCCAACGCCTGCTGCTGCGCTGCGGCATTGAACGAGACGGCGAACGGAGTTTTTTGCGCCTGGTTCGCCATCTCAGCTTTGCGCCGCTTGGTTCAACTGCACCGCGTCGACCACCGTCACCCACGCATCGGCGCTGGCCTCGCGATATTTTCCGACCGAGCGGATTCGAGTGATCTGATAGGTGCCCTGAAACGCCAAGCCGGTTTTCGACAGGATCGATGATCCCGGCGTGTTGATCGGATTGAGCCCCTGCGGCAGAATAATCGATTGCCCGATTTTCAGATCGGCGCGCATCGGCGTCTTGAAGTTGATTCCCGTTCCTAACCAGGTCGGCTGACCGATGAAATCTTGAAACTGCAACTGCTTCGGCTTGGCCGCGGTCGCCACCGTTCCGTCGGTGACATAAATCGTGCTGGTCGAAGGGTCATAGGACATGCTGATGCCGGAATAGTTCGGCAGATTGAGAACGGTCCTGCTCCGCTGATTGACGTAGTTCGCGAGTTGATCGAGCGAATCGACCGAATGCGGATCCTGATTTTGGTTCGTCAGCACCAAATTCGGGCTGATATTGATCTTTACGGTAACGCCGGGAAACGCGTTGGACAGCGAGGCTTGGATCGCCTGCGCCATCGTCGTGCCCTTGAGCCAGTTCCAGGAAATATTCGCCGGCTGGGCGTTCGACCCGAAGAGAGGTTTTCCGTTGTTAGCGTGACCCGGCAAAATGGTCATGCTCAGATATTGCTCGGTCCCGATCCAGTTGCCCCACGCCGGAAAGATGTTGCCCTTCGCCAGCAGCCCCGCATACGGCGCTTGTGCTGTCGCCAAGGGCAGCCCGTTCGCCATGCCGCCATAGATATCGATGTTGAAGCCGTTAAGATTGGACGATTGCTGAATCTCTTGCAGCGACACGCCCCAGATCGTCAACGACCCGTTGCCGACCGCTGCACCAAAATTATAGGAAAAGATATCGAGCTCGATATCCAGGGCGCCGGGAAGCGTCTGCCCGTTGACGATCGAAGTGTAGGACGCACCGCCAAGATCGACTCCCTGCATGCTGGGAGGGACCCAGACTTTGCCGGTTGTCGGATTGGTGATGACGATTCGGTACATCCTCATGACTACGGATTGACCTCAAACTGTCCATTCCGAAACGCCAGCGTCGAGGTCGTGAAATACCCCGCGACAAGATTAACGATCCAATCGACGATCCCGACCGTCGTCACCGCAGCCGGCGGCTGGATCAACGGATAGGTCAGCGTCATCTCATCAACGACCAACGCCAGCACATTGCCGTTATAGGCCGTGGGATTACATCCGCTGATCAGAACAGCAACCGTGAGCCATTGCTGATAGTCGTGCGGGGTTGCCGTCGTTAGCGTCACCGTGCCGTTGGCCCACGAAACTGATGCGATCGGAATGCTCGGCGGCGACGACACCAGAGGGATTGTCACGACCGGCGTGCCGTCAAGCGCCGTAATGACCGCATAGTTGCGCTGGCCGTACAAGTTCCACGGCACCGTCACCAGATAGATATTACCGTCGAACGTCGGCTGAAACGAGAATGGCGCCGACGGCGAGGGAACGTAGGGATAATAGGTCGTCACAGCGGTGAGCCGCTAAAGCCCGACGGGGATGCCGAATTCGCCGCGGATGTCGAGGCAGCTGCCGGCGATATCGAACCGGCAGCAAGACTTGAAGGCGTCGCCGTTGTGCTCTGTGTGTTCCAGTCAGATGGACTCTGCCCTTGCAGCATCGCGCCGCCGGAGATTTTCGCCAGCAACGAATTCTGCGCGGCTTGCGCATCGGCCTGTGTCAGCAGCGGAAAATAGAAATCCCATTGCCAGCCGATCATGGCCTGCTTCGAGACCGCGGGCGAGATATCCCGCAATTCCAGCAGCAGTCCGCCGGTATAATATTGCACCGGCGTCGCGACGATATAGGTTCCACCCGACGCGTTATGTTGTTTGAGTGTGGCCGCCAGCGCGCTCATGATGCTGAGCTTTGTTTGATATCCACCCGCCGCCGAGGCCGGCGCCAGCATCAGGATAGAGACATTGAGCGGATCGGCGATCGTCGCATTGGCCGCCACCGCCTGATTGGCGAAGGGATATGTGCCCACCTTTTGTCTGATCAGCGTCGATCCGGACAGCGGTTGAAAGTTCGCGAAATAGTCGTCGAGCCCGATATTCGACCCGCCCAACAGACCGAACGTGAAATCCTGCGCCTGGATGATCGAGATGACCGGCAGCATGCCGCCGGGGATATTCGAGGCGATGCCGTTCGCGAGAACGATCGGGGATTTCTGGAACGCCAGGGCATAGTTGGCGAGACCGGTGGAGATCGCCATGACTCAGTTTTCCCTTACGGCAACGGCCAAGACACCCCTGTGCCGTACGTGGCAAGTTGCTGCATCGATACGTTCACGTCGGCGCCGGTCGCCTTGGTGATTTCGACCTTTGGAGTCCGCTCGCGTTCATAACCCTTGCTCAATTCGAAGTGCCCGAAGTCGGGTTTGCCACGGAAGTCGCCGCCGGATTTGATCCCATACTGCGCTTCGATCTTGCGCAGCAGATCCGCATGCGTCTGCGCCCACGCCCGGAATTCCTTGGTCACCACATCACGCGCCGATTGATCCACATCGATCGCGCGGCCGAAGGCGTGCTGGCTCCACACCGGCGTTCCCGAAATCTTGCGGGGATTATATCCCCCCAGCGACGTGATCGGCGCGCCGGCGGCTTCCATTGCATCAAGGAAGCCCTTGAACCTATCGGCACCGGAGGCACTGACGGTGACCTTGTGCCCGCCCACCGTGGTAATGGTGGTGAGCGGGCTGCCTGTGATATCAGACCCGGGCTTATTGGAGAGGATGTCCGTCAATTGGCTCCATGCCGATTTACCTTGAGCGCGTTCCGCGCGCAATTCGGCGGCGGTCTTGACGCCCATATCGTGCAGATTGTTGGTGCGCTCCGCTTCGCGCCTCGAACCGAAGGAGTCGGCGAACCATGACAACACGTTGCCGAGCGCCCGCACCAATTGATCCATATCGTCGACGAACGTCTTGACGTTCTGATCGAATTCCGGCGTCGCCACATAGGACGCGAAGCGCTCCAGCGCTCCGGATATCTGTTCGATCCAGTGTTTGTCGTTTCCGGCCTGAAGAAACGCCGCGACGACATGCGAGACGGAATCGGACAAGTGAGCGAGCGGGCCAGTCAATGGTTCCAAGCCCTGCACGAATACCTTAAAGATCGAATTTCCCGCCCGATCGAGTTGCGTTGTGAATTCCTGGTAGGCCCGTGTTGTGCCTGGATCGAGCTCGAACCGCCCCACGTCGGATCGATATGCCCCTTCCTGCCGCTTACGTTCCTCCGGCGAGGCCGAAAGGTAGCGCCTGATATCCTCCACCGAGAGGATATTCGTGAGCCCATAGGCCTCGGCGACCGTGCCGAGATTCTGCTGCTTCGCCCCACCCGGAAATAGCCGCGGCAACGCTTGTAAGAGCTGGGATGACACATCCGCCGCATTCCGCCCCTGGACGTTGCCCAGAAGCGCAGCGATAGGCCTATAAGCCGGAGAGGTCGGATCACTCAGGGCCGCGGCAACCGCGCTCAGCGTGCCCTGTGGGCTCGCCAGGAACCGACCGAAGTCAACCCCGAACGCCGTCCCCTGCCCTGGCGTAATCCCGAATCCCGCCGCCGACTGCCGCATGGCGGCGACCGACCCGGCGAGATGCGTGAAGCCCCAGAGACTCCCACCCCCCAAGAGGCCGGTGAACAGTGTCGTCAGCCCGGTCCACTTGACGAACGACCGCGTCATCGACGCGACGTTGCCGGCGACCTCCTTGCTGTCGCGCGCGATCGAGTGCCATGACCTGGCCTGACGGTCGGTCTCGGTCGCGCCGCGATGCCCTTCGCTCGCCGTCTTGCGCGCGATATCGTTGTGCGCCAGCATCGCTGCGGTGACATTGGCGAAGCCGCGCATCAAGCCTTGCTGCTCTGCGCTCGCCGCCTTCCATGCCTCCGGCATCTTTTCCAGTTGCGCCTGGTACTTGTCGAACAGATCCTTGAACGCTTTGAATTTAGCGTCATCGACATCGACGGACCAAATCGATTTGGCGACCATCGATCCACATCCTCACTTGAAGCTCACCCCGAGCGCCGCGGCGATGCGCGTCAACAGCATGATCTGATCGCGCTGGCGATATTGATGCGCCGATCCCCAGGCGAATTCCGGATCGAACGTCGTCATCAGTTCGGCAAAGCCTTGCTCCGCCGCCCAGCTCAATACGGTATGGGTGACGGTTTCACTTCCGAGGCAGCCGGAATCGCATTCGCGCCAGTATTGTCGGTCGCGGTCAATGTCGGCAAGGAATTCTGATATTCCGTAACGTTCAATGAGGTAAGTTGCGCACTCCACACTGTGGAGGCGGCATTCAGGACGCCCTCGCGTTCCTTCCGAAACGGCATGACCGAGGCCAAGGTAAAAAAAACAATGGAGTTTTCGACCTCCGACAGATCGTCGTCGGCAAGGATCTGCTTGCGCTTGACCTCTTCGAACGGAACGGTGGTCCAGCCCTGCGGACCCGGCATGACGACGTTGGTCAGCCTATGAATCTCCGCCATCAGCCCTTGCTCGACGCCGTCCTCGCCGTCCCAGACATTGAGATATTTCGCGGCATCGCGGAGCAGTAGGGACGCGACGCGCGGACCAGATAACGCGCTGGTCAATACGAACATCTGCGAATAGGCGCGTGAGATCGGCAGATAATATTTCTCGAACACGGCGCGGCCGATCGGCGTCGAATGGACGTAAAGCGGACCAGACGGCGTTTCGACCGGGACGACCAGGTTAAGCGCGCGGTTGATCTGCATCATGCTTATCCGGTTGTCACCCAACGAGCCGAGGATCGCTCAGCGGTCTTGAGTTTTTTAGAACATCCGCGCGAGCGTTTTGAAGCGCAACGATCAGCAAGAGGACTTCATTGGGCGAAAGCACATAGGTTCCCTTGAAAGGCCCAACGAAATCAATGTGACCACACAGCGTGCCGGACGCCGCAAACTCCCCTGTCTCAGTCTTTGCCGAGAATGCTTTGGCCTCGTAACGAGCGGATTGCAGTGAAACGACGTTACTCATTGGCTAAGCCCTCGTTGGGTGACAACCGGATAAGCATGATCTGCATCACGAATTCCAGAGCAGGCTATTGATCGGTAATTGCCCCTCGCACGTCACCATGTAATCCGGCGAGTCGCCGGCGAAGCTGAGCTCATCGACCGTGATGATCGACGTGGTGTTGATGATGAACTGCCGCAGCGTCGATGTATCGGTGCGCACCGTCACCTGACCGATCTGCGCCATGCTCTGATATTGCTGTTCCCAGTCATCCGCGAGACTTTGGGATTTCAGAAGGTTGATGTGCAGCTCGATCATCACATAGGGTTCGGGCGACGGCACGATCGAGGTAAGCGATTGCAGATTCTCGACCGCGCGGCCGTTACGCGTGAGCCGCACGCTGCGCTTGCCGAGAAACGGCGGCGTCACGTTGAGCAGCGGATACGCCGGGATCGTCACCGACGTGCGAAGCCGATTGAGCACGCCCTGCGGAATATATTGCTGAGCCATCTGTCGCGCTCCTCTTATGCGCCGATCGGAATTTGCACCGCCATGATATTGACGATGATCTGCTGAAATCCGGTTTGCGGGATGATCGCGACCTGAAACCCTCCGTAGATTCCTAGCTTATAATTTCCTGGATTGGCGCCGTAATATGTCGCCCACGGCACGGCATTAACGACAGCCTGCCCCGGATATGCGCCATTTTCGATGTTTTGGAGGAACGCCTGCTGTGACAATTCCGTGAGTGTCAGCGAGCCGAGGATCAGATTGGCACCTATCCCGGTCGACACTGTCTGCGCCAGCACGCCTTGCAGGGCCGTGACGCCGTTCTGATTATTCCACAGCGTTCCGTTTTGCGATCCGACAATGACCGCATTGGTCACATCGAGATCGCCGTTGATCTGCATCCAATCATAGGCGTACCAGAAATTGAACTGGTTGCCGTCAAGCGTACGGCCGTTGCGGAGAATCGCCGTGCTGATACCGCCTTCCGATCCAAGTCCGACATAGTTAATGTTCGATGTCAGCAGCGTTGTGAGAAGCGATGAATTTCCCTGCAGTGGAAACGGTGTTGCTGCATTCAGATTCGCAAAAGACAGCGACGTAACCGGATTGCTACTGGCTGGATTCCATCCGAGGATGGTCCACACTACGCCTGCAAGATCGAATTCCGTAACACCGACACCGCTCGACGCAGCGACCGACGCGACCAGGGTGCCGAGCCCGGTTTCAGATCCCGGATTGGCGGCGAGAAATGCCACCAGCGTTTCCGCTGTAGTGCCTTCAGCCGCGAGATACCAGCCGTTATATCCCGTCGGCGTACAGCCGGAAATCTGGAACCATTGCCCCGGCGAAACACCATGCGCCGTCGTCGTGGTCGCCGTCATGAAATTCGCCGACCATGAAATCGCCGTCAAGGCATTGGCGGGCCACACCGCGCTTGCGGGTGCTTCGATCAACGCCAAAACCGATTTCGGACCAGCCGTCACCCATGCGGGATAGTTCTGCAGGTTGGCCGTCACGCCGAAATAGGTCTTGCCGGTCACGCTGGTGAACGTATCGGCAAACGTGATGAATGTGGAATCCCCCGCCCACGTCCGCGGCACCAGATAGATGTAAAAAAACTGCGGCGTGGTGTTGTTGATGAAGTTCGAAAGCGCCGTGACACCCGCCGACGTACTGCCCGCGCCCAATTCCAGCACATAAACCGCGACCTGTGAACCCATGCCGAAAAACGTGGTGATCTGCGCCACCAGTTCGCCAACGTCCTCTTCGGTATAGGTGCCGGGCGTGGTTTCCGATCCGGGGTTGCTGGCGAGCGGATAGGTGAAAGTTGACGCTCCTGTCACCGTGCACGGGAACGACCCGTTGTAAGCCGCCGGTGAAGCGCCGACGATGGTGAGCCACACCGTGCCCGTGAGGCCATGCGGCGAGGTCGCGGTCGCTGTCACAGTTCCGCCGGACCACGTCAACGACGTAAGCGCTTCCGCGCCTTGTAATACCGATGTCAGATCGGAATACTGCGTGATCAGCTTGTAGGTCTGCGGCGCAAGCGTCGTCGCACCTTGCGACACGGCAGCTCCGGTCCGCTGCAATGTCGGCGGGGCCGGCGCCGTGAGCACCGACCCATTGACCACAGTGATTGGATTGACCATCGGTTGCGATCTCCGCAGCGTTCAAAAACGGATCAGGCGCTTTTCAGATATTGCCAGCCGTGCGACGCCAGATAATCAGCCGTGAATGCCATGCGCTTGCCGTCGCGTGTCAACGGCGCCCACGCCTTTTCAGCGGCGATCCAGGTAAACAACAGCGGTTGCGCGCCGCGCGGCGGCCGTAAATAGTGCCGAGAATCCGCCGGCGTATTCGCCGGCGGAGCGCACGTTGTACCAACTACATCGCCTTCGATCAGCATCCACGATTTGGGACGCGGAACGGTGGACGATACCGGCGCATTGGCTTGCGCGCTGAACCGGAAATATCCGACACCAGGAACGAATACGTGCGTCGCCAGACTTTTCTTGGCTTGCGCATGCGACGATTGGCGCTGCGTCCAGGTCGATACCGGTTTGTTGCGAACCGGCATATCAGACGGCGCCGGTGATCGCGTATTCGCCGAGCGACTGCGCCGCAAAGGCGGTCAGTGACGTGAACGTAACGAGCAATTTTCGATAGGTCTGGAACGCGACCGTCATCGTTCCATTCAGCGTCCAACCGGATGCCGTGGTAATCGTGCCGACCTCCGTCGAGGCGCTGTTGTTCATGACGTTGAGGACGTATGTTCCGCCGGCGATAGGATTGAGCCCGGCACTCTGCATCGCCGTGACCAGGGCGGCCACGGTCGGCAGATCGATCGCGAAGGCGGCCGCTTGCGTGCCGGTGCAATTGACCCATACCTCTTCTGAGCCGCCCGTGCATTGAGCGGCAGTCAAGGTGACCGTGCCGGACGCATTGGTGTTGGTATTGTAGGCCTGCTGCGGGACTGACGAACCGATACCGGCTAACGTTGCCAAACCCGTTGCGGACAACGTCGTTGCGTGCACCGCAGCCGGCGTCGTGTCGCCGAGTGCCGTTCCATCGATCACGCCGCCGGTGATAGCGACAGCCGCGGGATTATAGTTCGCCTCCGGCGCCGAAACGGTGACGATGCCGGTCCCGGATGTTGGACTGAGTGTGATGCCGGAACCAGCCTTCAATCGGGTAACGAACAGCGTCGATGGAATCGGATTTTGCGGCATGACGTCGGTCCTTATGCGTTTCAAGCAGCCTGCACGATGTAGGTCGGTATCGCCTGTTCGATCAGCTGCCGCGCGACGGTGCGAGCGGTGTGTTGGTAATACGACACGTCGAACTCTACGGTTTTTGCCATCGCCAGAATCGAAAACTCGACCTGCGGCTTTTTCAGATCACGAACGATCGGACCATTCATCAGGCCGAGACAATCGCCATTTTCCATATAGCCAAGAACACAATCGAGAAAATCCAGCACGGCTGCGTTGCGTAGGCCGTAGAGCGTGAGTTTTACGCGATCTTGCGCCAATTGATAATGAGACAGCGTCGCAGCCAGATACGGTATCGGCTGCAACGCATTCGTTTGGTCTGGATCGATATGGATCACGCCGTAGGGCGCATCGAGGTTATCCGGAATGGCGTAGGACGGATAGAGTTGCACCGGAATATCCGGGCCGCTTATGGCTTGATAGGTGTTGAGCGCGAGCCACAGCGGCAAAGAATTCGAGACGACCGGCTGTGCGGCGTTGAACAGCGCTACATCGTCGATGATCTGTGAGGCAAGCGAAGGATAGAGTGCGGTGCCGGTATAGTGCCACAGACCCGCCTGGCGATAGAACGAACGCCGTTGCGAAAACGCGTAACGGACGTTCTGTTCGCCGACCTCCGCGATGTAGAGCGTATTGGGACCAACCGCATTGAGATCGGTGATTTCCTGTTCCGATGTGAACACGACCTGATTAACGGACAGAATTTCGGTTTCATCCTGGCGCTTGGTGTTGCTCCAGTGCAGCGAGCCCTTCGCCGTCAGGGTCGGCGCAGCCGATAGAATCGCCGGTCCGGCGTTGTAAACAACCTGGTTGTAGAGCGACGCGTTATAGACCGCCGACGGCGCGAGGTGATCGGATCGTACCCAAAATACAAAGCCATCGAGCGGAAGGATGACCTTCGAATATTGCGTAAAGGTGACTTCCTGCAACCGAGACAGCGTATCGACGCCGGCGTGAAGATCGCCGGCCAGTTCGGGAGGCGACGCAGCCGCTTCGGTGACGCTCGTCATGCATCGAGCCAGATCTTGAACGCGCCCTCATAGGCGCCGGTATCGATGAAGCTCGGTCGCCGCGGTCCGCGCTTTTTCTTGAAACGATGACTGATGCCCAGCAAAGCAGATTGTGTCGGAATGCCGGGATAGCCCAGCGTTTCGAGCTCGCGGCTTTCCAGGAACCGACGGAATATTTCCTCGATCTTCGCCGCACCCGACGCAAACAAGTCCGTCGCCGGAGATCCTCCCAACAGCAACGTTTCGAGTGCACCGGCTAGGCCGTCTTCCAACGCTGCCGCAATATCATCCCCATGAAGCTCGAAGAAATGCTCCATGATGTGATATTTACCTTCAAGGATTTCCGCTACGTCTCCGGTCGTTTCGACGACGATCTTGCCGCTTTTCTTCTCGCCGGATTGACTCACATAGGGGAAGTCGATGACCCCCAGATGCAGTTTCATCGCGGCGGACAAACCGAAAGCTGGGTGGCCCGCAACGTGGCGTTTCCGGTCGCGGTAATCGCCGCCAGCCAATTATTCGGGCCGGGATTGATGCATACGCCGTTTGCGGGAAGCGCGGGACTTCCCGGCGTGCTGGGCAGGCTCGGCACGATCGCCGTCACCGCGCTCGTCGTCCCGAGCTGATAGAAAATCTCTTCCGAACTCGCGCCCACGGCATATTCCAGCAGCAACGCTGGATATCCGGCGGAGCCATTGGTCGGCTGCGGCAACTCGATATTGGCGCTGGTCGATCCGGCGGCGATCGAGGCATTGCCGCCGATTGTCTGTGCGTGAGCGCTGCCGCACGCGAGCGCGGCGCACACGATCGCCATAAGCCTGATCATTTGCCGCTTTCCGGAATTTGGCGTTCCAGCAGAAGGTGCGTCGCCGTCGGCCACGTCAGCACGACCTTCCATCCTTCCGCGGCGAGAACATTGAGATCGTCCATGAAATGCTGTTGACGCGACTCACCACCATCACCGGCGATTTCGCGGGTATTGATCGGCGCATCGACGTGCGGCGAATTCAGCTTGAACAGTCGATATTCGATTTTCATCAACTCAGCCCCCACAGCGTACCGTAACTCTGCGCATAGCCAATATAAGTGCGTCCGTACGGCGTTTTCAGATTGTTGAGATTGGCTATGGTGAACATTTTGATTTGCTCAGGCACAACCATGCTTTCGTTTGTGCTTTCATCGCCTGAACTTTGTATCACACCGCCAACAAATCCGAGGCAATTGAACTGCTTGCGCAAGTCGACAAAGAATGTCTGCCCTGGCTGATCCGGCGCGATATTGATCAACGTATCGCCGCCAAGATTATAGACCATCTGCGCATAGACTTGCGGCATTTTCCTGAATTGCCGATTGACGATGTCGATCGCTATTCCGAACGCGATGCCGAGAAACGGCGAATCCGCCGGTAGGTATTGCGTCTGAATTTCCATCACATTCTGAACGAACCAAACAAATCCGGCAAACAACGCTTCTCCCGGCGCGCACGGCACGGGAGGCGTCGGCGGAATCGGCGGATTCCATGCGACGATCTGATCGGCGAAATCGCTGTCGTCGCCGCCGGTCGCGGTGACATGAAACGACAATTCGCCGGCGGTATTGGTATCCGTCGCGGTGAGCATCACCGCGTACCAACCATTACCGACTTCACTGACGGTTCCGGTTACCGCTCCGAATGCACCGCCGTTCTTTGAAATCAGAACGGTCGGCGAGGCCCCGAGCAGCGGACTGATATGGTTGGACGATTCGACCAGAATAAACGTGCGCGTATAGGCCGTGCCTTGTTTGATGATGCTCATGGTTGGGCGGCGGGCCGGCGCTCCGGTTGCGGAACCGCAGGAATGATCGGCATTTTCGTTACACCGCCCAAATCAACGATCTGCCGCGTGCCAACCGCCGTTCCGAAGCTCGCCAGCGTCTTGCGAAACGCCACCGGGCTCGTTGGCTGCGGCTGAAGGTTTTGCTGAAACAGCAGCAGAAGCGACATTTGGCTCCGTCCCTTACTTCACTGCATCACGCCTGCGGACTTTGGCGGACGGCCGCGGCGGCGCGGTGCTGATTGCGGCGGCGGCATCTGCCCGCTGAGATCGACTGAGATCCGCTCGCCCACCGGTTTGATATCCGGGTGATAACCGGTGCGCGGCTCTTCCTCGACCACGCTGAGGTCGAAGCCCCTGATTCGGGCCTCACTGTTATTCTGGGCCAGGCTGCTGCCGAGATTGTCGTTGATCGCGATCGCCAGACGCTTGCGCGTTTCACGACCCTGGACGACGAGAACCCCGTCATTGCGTGCCGCCGCCATGGCAATGACTTCCGGCTTGATCGGCCGGTCGATCGAATAAAAATACGCGACGTAGCTCCGCGCGCCCATTACCTCCGACAACGGCAACATGTTGTAGCGCCGGTGCTGATAGATAACGCGGTCGATCTGCTCCTGCTTCAAGCCGCTGAACACCGTCTGCCCACCCGATCCGATCGTGCGGCTGACGCGGCCTTTGTCGGCCAAACGGAATTCGAACTGCAGGATTTGTTTGGTCGCGTTGGCGATGTAGAGGTCCATGTTCGCGCCGTCCTTTGTTGTTGGTGACAGTCCCCTTTTATAGGTACTGCATCGATATGATGCGGATGGCTTCCGGGCGCCAGCCTATGCCCGACGTGATGCGGATTTCCGAGGTCACGTCGATCGCCCCTTCAGGGAGCGGCACGGGAATTTCCCGCGGCGCCGCCATGTCGCTGTACTGCATGATGCAGCCTTCCAGGCCCGGCTCGAGCGTAGCGAAGATATTGGTGTTGATCGGCGACCCGGCCGGCTTTTTGACTTCCGGCATGGCGATGATCACGGCGTCGGTGCCGCCGGTGCCGGCGCCGATCAGCGTATCGTCATAGCCGACCACGAAGGCATCCTGGTTCATTTCCAGGATGTCCTTGACGACGCCCAGGGTGGATTGCGAACCGGCGCCAGTGCGCTGGAACTGCACGAGCTGGACAATGTCCTGATAGGAGAAGGTGCCGAGCACCCGCTGTGGCCCAACCACGACAATACGCTGCGGAATCCCGAGCTGATTAGTCGCCGTTTTGAGCGCCTGAATCTGCCCGGCGAGGAAAAACGACATCTGGCCGGCGTCATAGGTTTCGACCGTGTCGTTGCCGTTCGAATCCGGCGGCAGTGATACCAGCGTGGCGCCGTTGGTATTGAGAAGCCCCTCGCCATAGGAGGGATTGATGCCCGACAACAGCGCCACGCGGGCAAATTGCGCGTGCGCCTGGCGCATCGCCAAGCGCTGCGCTTCAACAATCGATACGCCATAACGCGCCGCGGCGGCGGTATCGTGATGGTCGTATTCCGCGCGATTGCGAATGAGGTATGTCGGCGTCTGCAACTGCGACATGATGATGTCGCACGATGGTAGTTCGTTGAACGGCGCCTGGCCGCCGGAAACCTTGGTCCGCACATCGATGCGATTGATGTAGACGTAAAGGTCGCCCTCCGAAAGGCGCACCATGAGGTCGCCGCCGGCGAGCAATTCGAAGGCGCCAGAGGCCTGCGAATAGGGCAGCAACAGACGCGGTTCGACATAGGACGGGTGGACCCGCGTCACTGCCGGGGCGATCGTGGCCATGGTTCAAGACTCCGTTGAAAGATTTGATTTTCGGGTATGATCAGATTTGCGCGACGGCGACCGAGCCGGACCGGTTCCAGGTATAAAATCCGGTTGTCGCGCTGTAGGACACGGTCATGGAATTCCCGACCTGGACTTCCAGGATGCTGATCGGGAGGATGCCGCCGCCGGTCACGCCGCGACCGATCGCGCCGCCGCCGGGATTGAGCAGGCCACCGGAGGAATAGGTACCGGGATTGTTGGCGGAGCCGGCGGCACCCTGATAGGTCAAGGTCGTGCTCGTGGTCCCAGCAGCCGCCGTGAACGAACCGTTGTAGCCGTTCGGCACATTGGCGCCGGCACCGGTCGACACGATCCCCGACACGGTGAAATCATCCCCCACCGCGAGTTCGCCGCCGGTCGTGAGGGTCAGTGTTACAAGGCCCGTGGTCGAGTTCTAGCTGGCCCCCGTGATGACATCCTGGCTGTACGCCGCGACGTAGGGAATGAGCCGCTGGTTGACGAAATCCCACGTCACCAGAGAGCCGGTGAAATACCCTTCAAGATCCACCAGTGCGGGGTCGATCGCCAAGGGAATGCGCGCCTTGGACCCGAGCGGGTAATAGTTGACCTGCATTCCTGATGCCGCAAGCGGCACTGGCGATTGCGGCGACATGATCATCGCCATGTTTTGATCGAACACGGAGAAACCCGAGAGCAGACCAGCCGCTTGCTGCCCAGAGGTCGCCGGCCCAACCTTGGTCGCGAGCGACACCACAGGTCCCAACACCGCATTCGGCTGACCCGTGCCGCCGGGCACCACGTCGGAAATTCCGCAGCCGCCATACATCGGCAAAGTCGCCGCGGTGGACAGCGTCCCGCCGCGCATCCGAAACCGCGCTACCGGATCATCGATGGCGCAGCCCTGAATAAAGCCGGCGCTGGTGATGTTGAACGAGCCCGGCGCATTGACCGTCGGCAATGGATTGAAGGGAGCAAGAGCGGCCATAATGGCGGTTCCTTGTTTGAGTCAGGGTGTTGTGGGGTTTACCGGGCGCCGCGCGGCGCCGCGTTGAGCTGCCGAACCTGCGTCGGTGGCTTCATCGCGCCAATGAAGGTGCCGCCGCCCGATACGAACTCATAGAACGGCAGGCCGGTGACAGGATTAGTACGCTTGACGGTTCGGAGTTCTCCGGCACCCAGATCGCTCGGGCGCGCCGCGGCCGCGATGGCGTCGGCATAGATCATGTCCTTGATCTGACCGAACGCCGTCGGCTCCGCCGAAAGCTTGACCAGATCGATGTTCTTGCAGCGCTCGGAAAAGCCCTGAAAGTCCCGCAGAATCCGGCGCGCATAGGCCATCGGCGATTCCGACTGCAGCGGCCCCGGCGCCCGCTTGCCATGGGCCTGATAGACCGCATCGGCGCGCTGCTGTTCGTTCGCCATCACTTCGTAATCGGCGTCCGACATGAGCTTGGGGATGGCGGACTCGACCCGCGACAAACGCTCGAGCATTGCAGGATCGCTGTCGGCGCGAGCATCGGCCTTGGTGTTGGTCGCCGCAACCGGAGCCGAGACCTGAGCCGCGAGCGAAGCCGCGTCCTTGCGGGCCTTGTCCGCCTTGCGCTCTTCCTCGTCCTTGTCTTCGGCGTCCTTGCGGGCCTTCTTGGCCTTGTCGGCCGCCAGTTCTTTCGCCTCGCCGGCTTCCTCCCAGTCGCACTTGAGCTTGTCTTCTTCGGCGTCGTGACGCTTCTTGTAGGACTCTTCGTCCTCGGCGTCGCCGCGCTTGGAGAAGGCGTGGCTGTCAGCGCGCTTCTTCGCATCGGCCTTTTTCATTTCGCCTTCGGCGTCGGCGCGGCGCTTCTTGTCCGCCTTCATTTCCTCTTCCATCGCATCGAGACGCGCATCGAAGCGCTTGCCCATCCTGTCGAGCGCCGCCAAAATCTTGTCCGGCACCACGCCTTCGCTACCTTCGGCCATCACAGAATCTCCTCTCGTTTCGGCGCGCACGCCGGATGGTTCTTGACCTTTGTCCCATACACCGGCCGCGCAGACGGCCAAATGATCGACAAGTTTTGGTTCGTCTTCGACCAACAGACTTGACGTTTTACCGTCGATTTCGATTGCGCCTGTAAGCGATGCGCTCGCTTTGACGCCTGGCGATGTTGATAGTTGCGTCTTCGCCATTTGGACGGCGGCCGGCTGATCTAAAATCTTGGCGATGCCCCAGACTTCATCGCCTTTGATATACGGTAGAAAAATCGAGCCGATATTCCGCTCGGCGTATTCCTTGCTGTCGAGCATAGTCGACGGCGGATGTTCCCAGATCACCGGAAGTCCATTGCAGCGGGCAACGAATTCTTCGGTCAGGAACGCCTCCGGCTTGCGGATGACGTATTCGTTATGTTTCGACCGGAACGCCGCGCCGGTTCCGGTAATACGCAAATCGAACAGCCAGAGATTTTCGTACTGCTGCGGCGAGGTGAGATCGCCCGCCATCATCATCCGCGCGATTGCCAGTTCGTCGGCACCGAACCGGCTCAGAGCGACCCGACAACCGGGATGCAACGGTTCGGGGGGAGAATTGATCGGCGCCCACGCAAACGCGCAGTGCTCGTCATTGAGCTTGGGAATGAACTGCTCGACACCCCGGAACACGAACGTCGTGAAATCGCACTGTTCGGGCGGCGGCGCCGGCACCAATATCGCCGCATCTAGCCTCGTTCTTTTTTTAAAGTTAGCCGCCGTGTCATCCGCCCGTTCGGCCGATTCGGCCTGGGGCGATTTGCTATGGCGCACCATTTCCGGTTCACCATTGCGTTCGCTCCCCGTCAGTACATACCCTAATTTCTTGTAGTAATTTACCAGCCCCGGATTATTGATGACATCGGCCTCTAAACGCAGATCAACCCCAAGATCATCTGCGATCTTATTGAGACGATTAAGAACGCTATATCCAGCGCCTTTCTCTCCGTTATTCTCGATCCATGAAATATGGACCTCCGCATCACCCTCCTTATTTACGCGCGCTTCGACGCCGAAATCGACCTTAAGATTTTTTGCCTCTTCTTTTAGAGGATTTAGTTGTTGCCTTACCTCATGTACCGACGTCTCCCTTGGAGGAGATGCGCCCGTTTTCTCGCTCTTTGTGAATTTACCGTCGTTGTCGCGCGGGTGATCGCTCTCAAATGCCGCGTCGTCCGCTCGACCGATAGGATCGGCGGCAATACGCCTGGTCCAAAGAGTTAGTTCATTGTCGAGGTTCCAACCAGTCTCCTCTTGGAATTCGCGTTTGGCTGCATCGATGGCCGATTCGCCGTCTTCGATCTTACCGCCGGGAAAACACCACTCCCCGACATGATCGCCCGCCGGGCCCCGTTTGAGAAACAGCGCCTTATTCCCGGCAATATAGACGACGCCAGCCGCGCGGATCATTGATCTTGGACTCCGCGCTTAATTGTGCCATAATAGTGCCATGGCAATTCGGCTGCGAGACCTATTCAAACGTAAAGGTGCCGCGGATAAATCCGGTAAATCATTAATTGTGCCACCCATTAAGCGCGGACGGCCCTACGTAAATCAGGCCGATCAGACTTTTGAGGCGCTTAAGCCGTGGGAAGCTGAGGGAATTTCGCGGCGAACGTGGTATAGAAGGCGCAGACCTGACGGCACACACTAAACGACATTATCGGCTCGCGCCTCATCATCTTTCCTAATCCGCACCGCTTCCAGCGCTTCCTTGCCCTTTTTGGTCAGCATGTCCTCCGGCAAGTCGCGCAGATTGAACACGAAGCGATAGGCGCACCGGCAAAACACCCGCTCGCCCGGCCGCTCGATTTCGTCGATGTATTGCCGACCGGCCGGTTTCATCAGCCCGCGTTCCATCGCCCAATTGCCGCGGACGATGAAGTATAGGCCGTCGCGTTCCTTATGGTCCTCGCGGTAATCATAGCCGGCTTGCCGCCAGCGCGATTGCCAGATACCCGCTATCGCCCCGCCGCCAACCGCGACCGTCTCGTTGATCGAGGCGGTAAACTTCTGCCCCTGGTCGATCAGCACCCGTCTCTCTTCGAACGGCAACTGCGCCAGCGCCTTGCGGACCTTGGCCTTGGTTTCCGGCTTGTCGGCTGATCTAGATCCGCCGACCGGAATGGACGTTGCCCAACCGGAAAACCGTTGAATGGTTTCCTCGACCGCCTTCGTCCGATTGAGCTTGATCAAATCGGCCGATGCGACGATGCGGCGATCCAGTTCCGCCCTAAGTTGCGGCGCAATTCGTTGCAGCGTGAACCGGCTAACCTCGCGGTGGATTTTGAGCGCCCCGCCATTCTCAATTTCGCGGCGGTAAAGCGCCCCGAGCGTGTCGCGGAGCTTCTGTTCCATAACGTGCGGCGGCATTAAACTTGCTAATGCCGCCTGACGAAGTTGATTGATCCAATAATTGACCCGCGTCGCACTGTCGAAGCCAAAGGCTGCGATATCCTCAATCGCGTCGGTGAGAACTTGGGTAAATGTATCGGCCATTGCATCCGTATGATACGTTGTTGGCCGGGCGTACGCTTCCAGGCTCGATATCCCTGAGCTCATAATCTGGAGAGAAGAGGCCGCTCGACAACTTACTAACGATCGCCCGCAGCACACGTTGATCGACGGTATATTCCGTCGTTAGCGGCATTGAAATCGTCAGGACTTCCGGACGCCGGATAAACGATATGCCCGATACGTCCTCGCAGAATTTCACTACCGTTTCGTCCGCTCGGTGAACGACCGATTGGACGACAAAGTCGCCTCGGATTGCCATGTCGGCACATTGTTCGACTTTCCGGGCAAAAACAAGGCACCACGTCCGCCCAAACTGCCCGAACGGTCATTTTCCGCGCCGATTTACTTCGCAGCCAGCCGCGTATGCATTCGCCAGCGCGTTCGCCATTCGGCATCGCTGTCGCTGCGGGCATCCGCCACGAACCGCTCGGCCGGCTTTGGCTCACCCTCTTCGCCGCCGATACCCTCCATTCCCATGATCGGGGTATCACGGACCTCGTCAAGATCGACCTGCAGCGGCGACGGGAACATGATCTTGTTGGTATTGAGGTTGTCGGCCACCCAATCAACCAGATAGGCGAGATTGATCGGCCTGTTCTGGAACAGCGGCGCCAGCGCCTCGACGGTCGAAATCAGCGTCTCATGACGGACTTTTTCGGCCTCTGCTTTCTTCGATTCCGGCTCGGTCAAGAGGTTCGGCCATTGCGCCGCAAAGGCGTTTTTGGCCTCGTAAAAGAACTGCGTGTAGCTTTTGGAGCCGAACTCCCCCGGATATTTTCGTTTTAGGATCTCGTAATAGTCCGGGTTCCAGGCGCGATGGATAATGATCTCATCCATGAACCGGTAGTCCTGATCGATTTCCTCGCGAGTCCGATCGATATAGCGCGCGATGTGTTTGGCATCCTCGGTGCCTTCGCCAAAGCCCTCGGCGAACGTTTCCTGCAACAACAGCTTCGCCGGCATATCCGCCGCGGTCGCGATGTTTTCGATGATGTGCTTGCGCGCGGAATCGTGGGCATTATCGATATTCGTGAGGTCGAGTGATGTGATCTCGTCCTTGTCGCCGACCTGAATCACATTGCCGACCGTCGCTACCTTGATAAACATCCGTTTAATGGCGGCAATCGACTCCATCACATTGTCGATGACCGATCCCGGCTGCTGCACTTTGGCGACGATCACGCCGGCTTTGAGCGTCACCAGATCGTCGGTCAGCATCGACTGCACGAACGATTTCAGCGGGAACAACGCGCGCTGATAAACCGAGCGGCCGACATACCCGAACGAGGCTTCCGTATAGCCGAGATAGATCGGCTGCTCGTTCATCGCGACGCAGGTGCGGGACTTGTGATATTGCTGCCCAGATACCCGGACGCCAGCTGGCACTTTAAGAAAGTCGATGGCGTTTGGATTGAGATTGAGGACCAGACTGCCCGACGTATTGAGTGGATCGAACACCGAGAACGCGATTTTCTTTTTGTACAGGTCCGCGTATTCGACTTTGTCGGTCGCCTTCTCGCCGTCGGTCACCAAGCCGATCGTCGCAAGACCGTAAATCCGCGCCAGCGTCCAATGCTGGAAAATAACCCGGCTGGCGTTGTCGGCACGCCATTGCTTGACAAAGGCGTCGCGCAGATCGTCTTCCGGACCGGCATTCGGTACGCTGATCTGCCGTTGCTGGCTCTGCGCCATCCGCAACGGAGATTCCGCCATTTTCAGGCCGAGGGGATGGTAAAGATAAAGGCCTTTGCACAGCTGATAGGACGGCGTCGAGCCCGGCTCGATGGTGTCCACCATCAGCAATTGCTGGAGCATGGACCCAAAATTCGATGACCCGTCCGGCGTCAGATAGGCCATACCGCGATCGCCCTTTATTTTTTCATGGCCGCCGCATCGTCGAACGCCAGCGCAACGCCATACGTGAACCCGTCGAGCAGATCATCGTCGGTTTGTTCTTTATTGCCCGGCCGAAACCCCAGCACTTGCCCGGTCAGGTGATTGCGCGTCACGCCCTTGTAATTGACGACTTTGTCATGGGCGTACGTGGATAGCTTGACCTTGCCCTGGAACACATAGCCGGACACGTCGATAGCCCGTTCCGACTTCCCCATTGCCGTCAGCTTGGAATCGATCGGGCGGGCCTTCCAGCCGCGGCGATGTGCCTGCTGCAGCAGGATCATGCCGCTCGCCTTGTCCTCGATCCAGACTCCGATCGACCCGCGGCGCGCGCGGCATTCACCGGCCAATTCCTCCAATCGCCGAAATACCTGCGGCAACCATGCTTCCAGCAGCGAGCCCTCGATCTGCGTCAGATCGTAATCCAAGACGACCAAAGGATAAGGCGACAAAGCGTTGCGGGTCTTGGCGAAATAAACAACCGCGGTGCCGTCGTTTTCCTTGCCGGTTTTGGTGGCTGAATCGATGATGGCGTAGACGCTGTCGCAATTTACCGGATAAGCGATCGGGCCGCCATTCACCAGCATCCTGTCCAGATCAAAAAACGCATCGCCCGACCAGTCGACGAATTCGGCCTGATATTCTTGCTGATAGACCCGAGGCGGCGTTTCCGCCTTTAGCTTCGCGAATTCCTGCTCACGCCTGATGAGATAAGCTTCATCCGTTTCATCAGGCAGCCGCATCGGAATAAGCGGATTGGCCGTCGTCGGCGCGTGATATTCAGTAAACCCGTGTTCGTGTTGATTGCAGATTTGCCAAAAGAAGTTTTGCGGATCATCGCCGTTGGTATTGGACAATACGAGGGCTGATCCGTGGTAATCGAGCAGCGTCGGCTTGATCGACTTTTCCCACGTATCCATCATCGACTTGTTGTCGGTGAATGCACCTTCGTCGATGATGATTTGGTGATAGAACCGTCCCCGGCCGGCGTTCGCGTCATCCAGGGTCCAGAAATCGATGCCGCCGCCGGTGATGGTCCGGATTTCCTTCGATTGCAGCGACGCCCCGACTATTACCGGCGTGAGGATATGCCGAAGCTCGCCGAACGGTTCCGACATGCGCTTGTAGTCGGGAACGAACCAGCCGATCTTTTGTTTTTTTATGGCCCCGTCCGATGCGACCGTCGTGCCGAGTTTGGTCTTGCCGAACCGCCGTCCGCATCGCACCGCGAAAAACCGCGTTCGCTTTTCAAGCGCCGCGATCTGGCCCGCATGCAGCGTCGGCAGCGTAACCGTGATTTCCGGCACGCATTATATCTCGGCTTGTTCCGGAAGGCCGCCCTTCACCACAACGATCAAGGTTCCGTCGCTCTTTTCGGCCGCTTTCCAGCCTTCGATTTCCGCCAGCGCCTTCAACGCCGCAATCTGATCGGATACCTTGATTTTACGCTCCCCGAGATCGGGGTTGGCGATGGATGCAAGCCGCGCGATCGCCCATTCCTTTGTCGCGGCGATCCGCTCAGCGTCACGTTCACTCTGCGGTGCCCCAAGTTCCGCAAGGCGAGCCTTCACATCAGATCGATTGGCACGTTTGCGCGCATTGGGTGCACGTGAGACGCCGGTATATCCGGCGACCTCAGCGGCGGCATCGGCTGCCTCGCTCCGCTTCATGCCGCCGGCGAAGTTCGAATAAAGCGCCTGCGCAAACTTCTCTAACTTCGGATCACGCAGCGCGCCCATGAGTCTTGATTCCCGACACCCGATTCCAGTTGTGTATCTGTCGACTCATAACAGCCTCAATCCCCCAAGCACGCGATGCTTGTCGAACACGAATTTAGCGTGAGTTCGCGAATCCTTTCATAATACCGCTGCAAATCGCGCTTTTCTTCAAGCGTCTCTGCCACAGGCGGCCTTACGAAACGTATCGGCAATTGTTTCTCTTGCGCAACTGGCTGGCCCGCGCGGCTATGGAAGGGGCTTGAAAAGCTTGCGCACCCGGTAAGAATCGGGCGGCTGTAGCGGGATCATGTCCGCCGTCGGGCGCTTTGAGCCAAGGTCGCTTTCTGCCGTTTACGCCGCAGCGCGAGGATGGCCTACATCGCCTCGATCTGGTGCGGGAGCGCCTTTGACTGGCGTCATCCGCCCCAACAGGTCCCCGTGTTTTAATTCTGATTCGCTTTTTTGACAAGTTCAAGTTCGCTCACGGCCCCTAAATCCTCTCGACTTGGTGAGGCATCCCTTTCACAGGCACGACACGGCCAAACAATAGGACGCCTACGCTAAGCCGCCCGTCGCTACAGAATTCGATGATCTTACCAACCCATGCCGGGGCGTTCTTAAACCTGACTTTATCGCCCATTTTAAAGTTATGCACATGGTCGCGCGCGGGCGGTAGATTGTGATCGCCTTCGATCTTGCGGATTTGCTGGATATCGGCCTCGCGCAATTGCGCCACTTCGCCCGAGCCGTTCCGCATATAGCCCAACAGGCCGGGCGTCTCGTCGACGATGGTATGCAGGTCGAATTCCGGCTCTGCGCCGATGCCGACGGCGACAAAGATAAAACCGGGAATGATGGACCTCAGCCGCGCGCCGCGAAGCCGATGACCGTTCCCTTGGTGGCGGCCAGTCGCTTCCGTAACGCAGTAATTCGGCCAATAGGCTCGGATACGGCATTCCCGCAGTCGATCCGCCGCCTTCTGTTCACAAGACGCCCGCGCGATGAAGGCGAGCCATAAGCGAGGCGTGCGAAAATCAAGGCCCACGACCTCATTCGAAGCCTCGACGAGATGCCTCAGGTTCCCCGTCGTTTCCGCTACCATCAGCATATCTCTCACCCTGTCTTGGCCTGTGCGTGTTGGTCCTGTTCGGTTGTGGTGTCGGGAGGGCCGGTGGATGAGAGGGTGCCGTCTTTGCGGGGAGGCCAGCCATTGGTACCGCGTGGTACGATGAGCCCGCTTTCCTTGACCGGCCAATCATCAACGAAACGCTGTGGCGTGATCTCCTGGCGCTTGTAGCCGACGACGATCGGGCGCGGTTCGATATTGAGAAATTGCTTCCAGGCACCGCACTGCTGCGTGCCCGCCTTGATCACCAGATAGGTTTTCGGATCGTCATCAGAGAACTGCGCGAGCGCCAACGCCGCAGCTGTGAGCGGCTGGGGGAATCTCATCCCCCGGCCTTCCGCGAGGCCCATGGCTTGCGGCGGCCGTAAGCCGCAAATCGTCGCGATCACGCACCTTGCCTGCCATGACGGCAAGCCCTCGGCTTCGAAGACGGCGGTGGTGATCGGCACCACATCCGCCGGTGCGAGCGCAGCAAAGCGGTCCCATGCATCACGTTCCTTCAGAAATGTCTGCGCGTTGATGACGTTGGGCGGCTTTTTCTGGGCTTTGCGGTGTGCGACGTAGCCCCGCGCGGCTTTGCGGGCCAACGAGCGTTCGGCTTCCGTGAGCACGTCCCAGACTTGGCGAGCGAGCGATTGGCGTAGGATCGGTTCCTGCCAGTCCAGCTCGAATTCTTCCCAGCCGTCAGACAGACCGACACCCCCACCCGAAGGGGGGGTAGGGGGGGATTCTTTCTCTTGGTTAAGATGATGGTTATTGTCGCTGCAGTGAGACGACCCCTGTCGCTCCGGTGAGACTACCCCGTCGCTACCGTGCGACACCCCTGTCTCAGCCTGAGACTGGGGTGGTGATACGTCCTGGTCGATTTCATCGTCTAGGGGGATGTCTATGCGTTTGATGAATACCTCGAATTGAAGCCTGATTTCAGGTGATGTGCGGCGACGGCCGGAGGCCGCAGCGTTCCATATCTTGCCGTTGTCATCGATCCAGCGCGGAAACATCACCAACAGCCCGGATGCTTGCAGCGCATCGAGCCGCCGATAGACAGTCGCTCGTGATTGTTGGCTCTTAGCCGCCATCCAATCGGCGCCTGGCCACGCCACCCCCTCTTCATTGGCGCTGTCGGCGATGACGTAAAGCAGGCACTGCGCACGGGGATCTCCCGTCGCCTGCTCCATCGCCCAATTCATGGCTTTAATGCTCAATTGCTCACCTGCGTATGAAGGGCACTAGATACGCCTAGATTTACGACGTGTTGTTGTTAGACCGGCTACCTAGGCCCTCACGTCGTCGGTGAGGGTTTTACTGC